TTATCAAAATCAAATAGCGCAATGTATAAACAAAATGGCGCATTTGTAAATAATGCTTGGCATATTAAAACAGTATATGAGCCAAACAAAGATGGATGGAATATTAAAAGCAGTCATGTGGAATAACCATGAACAAACAACTATGGAAAGAAGACGCTGCCTGCCTTGATTATGATACTAATCTATTTTTTGATAAGTATGAAGATAATCCAAATATTAGACACGGAATAGATAATGTTTGCCTTGCATGCCCAGTTGCAAGACAGTGTTTTGCAGTTGGTGTGTCTGATAAAGAATATGGAGTCTGGGGCGGAGTATATTTAGATAAAGGAAATATATCTAGAGAATTTAACAATCATAAAACTAAATCTCGTTGGGGAGAGATTTGGGAAAACTTAACACTGGAAATGTGATGTACACAGACAATATGCAACGTGCTTTTAGATCAATTACACCACCAAGAGGTTTTGCAGTTGATATTATAGATAACGAACATTTCTTAACTGTTAGAGCAAATGAAAAACAGTTTATGAGATTAGATGAGTTTGAAAAACGAAGAGCATTTGAATATATGATGAAAGTAAAAAAAGCGCTGGAAGATAATGGTGCTGTCGTAATGTTAGTTAGAGATGCAGTAAAATGATTAAAAAAATAATTTGTAAGATTAAGGGTCATGATTTTTCTATTGATGCTGGATCATGTCCTTTTACTGGCAATAGTTATGTTATTTGTAAAAAATGTCTTGGAATGAAGGTGAAAAATGAAAAAATGGATTAGTTTATCTGTGTTAGGTGTGTTTGTTTCATTTGTCGGGCTAATTGTTGTTGCCTTTGCACAGTTGACACAAGCCTTACAATCTGATATATTTAATATAGAAACAGATGATGAGGAGTTATTTTAATGCAAACATTTTTGCCACAAGCAGACTTGCATACTTCTGCATATTTTTTAGATAGTAAAAGATTAAATAAGCAAATATTAGAAGGTTATCAAATTCTTAATGTTTTGTCTGGCAAGTCTAAGACTGGTGGTTGGCGAAATCATCCAGCAGTTTTGATGTGGCGGGGATTTGAACGTGGTCTGTGGGAATACATACAGGCTATGATTCAAGAAGCAAAGATGCGTGGCATTAGAACAGAGAACAATGAAGCAAATCTTAATGATTTAAAAGATCAATGCTGGGAAAACTGGGGCAACAATGTTCCATCTTTTTGGAAAGATGAAACTAAATTGATGCGTGTAATAACAACACATCGGGCTAACTTATTTCATAAAGATCCCATATACTATGTAGAATATCAATCTGCAGTATCAAGTCCTTACAATATTCCTTGCTGTCCAGACAAAAAAGAGCCATGCAAATATTATTGGCCTACACATGAGGAGAAAAATGCAGTGGTATAGTTGGGTAATAGGAATTTTAGTTATATTTAATATTTTTATACTGTATAAGGCTGTTAAAATTCAAATGGCATTAACTCAAAGTTTATTAGATAATCAAATTGCTCTATCTATGATGGTTACAATGAAAGAAGAGTTAGAGAATTCGTCTAAGTTTAAAGATGATTCAAATGAAGATTTTATAAAGTTTTTATCTGATTCAAGAGATTGGGCATTTGATTATATTGAAAATACAATGGCAAAAATAAACGAGGTCATTGAATACTGTAGAAAAGAAACAAATCGTGGCGACCTTGGAGATTATCGAACTGGTCCAATTTTGATGAATATCGTTAAACAATTGCGACCTCTTGTTGAACAAAACAAAGATAAGCAATAGTGTATAATAAAAATAGGGTGGTGATTAAATGAATAACGCACAATTAAAGGCTATGGTAGCCTCTTATGGACGTTCAGTTCTTGCTGGTATTGTTGCACTATATACTGCAGGAATTACAGATCCTAAAGACATGTGGGCTGCTCTTGTGGCTGCTCTTGTACCAGTTGTTCTTCGTGCAGCAAATCCAAAAGATCCAGCATTTGGAAAGTTTGATGCAATTGCAAAGGATGTAGATGATGCAATGAAGAATATCAAACCTGCTAAAAAGAAGGCTGCAAAGAAGCCTGCAAAGAAAGTTGTAAAGTAAAAATTAATAGCAGGGCAGACTAACTATCTGCCCCGTTATTTTTATTTGGAGTGCTATGAATTTTGTTTATATATGTAAAGATGGCGATAACGAAGAGTTACGATACTCTATTAGATCTATAGTTAAAAATTGTGATGTAGAAAATATTTGGGTAGTTGGTGGAAAACCTTCTTGGTATATTGGAAACTATATTGAAGTAAAACAAAACTTATCTAAGTATAAAAATGCACATAATAATTTTAAACATATATGCGATAGTTCTGAAATACCAGAAGATTTTATATTTATGAATGACGACTTTTTTATTACAAAACAAACTGAAAATATAACAAATTATTTTGATAGAACATTATTAAATAAAATAGAAAGATATGAAAATATTCTTGGTAGAAATTCTTATATAAATAGAATGAAAACAACACAACAAAAACTTTTATCTATGCAGATTGATACACCGTTAAATTATGAGATACACGTTCCAATGCTAATTAATAAAAATAATTTTAAAAAAATTGTTGGCATAAACCATAACCTTTTATATAGGTCTATGTATGGAAATGTATATGGTATTAAAGGAGATGAAATGGAAGATGTAAAAGTTTATGACTCAGTAAATATGCAGTCTTTGTCCTATGACTATACATCCAATAAATACAACTTTTTATCAACTGAGTATGGATCATTTATAAAATTAAAAAATGATGGGTTTTTTGATACGCTAAATTTAAAAACTAAATATGAGAAGAGTTAAAGAGTTCGTAATACTTATTCTTTAATTTTTCTGGAGCAAAATTATTTGTTCCAATTTCTAGCGCTATTCTTTTTTGTTCTGCTTTATCTTTTAACATAACATATTCATCTATCATTTCAGCCAGTTGTCTTGGATTAGCCCCATACACATCTATTAAGGTCTTTGCTTTAAATTGATCAACTACAGAAGCATCTACTAGCCAATCAGATGGTAGAACTTTATTGTTTGGAGATATGTTTGTCATAAAAACTGGTAGACCGCTTAACAAAGCCTCGTTCATTGGTAAGCAAAGGCCTGCATATCTTCTTGGCAAAACCATGAAATCAAATCCAGAGTACATATCTTCTCTATTTTTTTGATCATTATAATCTATAGTTAGCCTACTATCATTACTACTTATCTCTAATCTAGTTTGTGTTCTTATAACAAGTTCATAGTTTGCTTTTGAATACCTTAGCATTTCTACTACTGTATCTGTTCCATTACGATCCATGGCAGCACGTTTACCACCAATATGAAGAATTCTATTATGTGTTTTAGATATATTTTCTTTTAATGCATTACTAAATATACCTGGAGTAGTTGGTGGCGGTATGTGAACAACCTTTGCTTTTCTACCAAATTTATCTATAACAGACTGTAGTTCCCAAGAACTTGGAGATATAAGAACATCTGGCAACGGCATTTTCTTTTTTACAAGATTGCCAAACAATTCATAGTTATATTGTAAAAATGTTTTTACATTTTTTACTTTGGCTATTTCAATAAACTCTTCATTGTTATAAAATGTTTCACAACTTAAAACTACATCTAGGTTATTTAAAAACTTTTCTATTTCTTTCCCAGTTGGATAGCCAAGTACGTTTGTTACATTATACCCATCATACCATTCTGGATGCTGTACGTTATTGTTGTGTGGGGAAAAATCAATAAGCATAACCTTGTCTGGTTTAAGCATATCTGTTAATTCTTTAGTTTGATAACCTAATCCAGTATTATCAGATCGTGCTATTATTCCTATTCTCATTCGGTATATCCCCATATCTTGTCGTCATCAGTAAACTTTCTTGTACCTTTTCTTCCATCCAAATGAAGAGATCTTTTAATATTTCCTTCTGGATGATATATCCATAATTTATGCTTGTTCCAACCATCCAAGTTAAATGCATCATATGGTGTAATATCATCTTGTATTCTTCCATGTAGTGTGTCTTCAATAAAAACATTATCTGATAAAATTGGTAAAACTTCTTCTCTATAATATTTAACTAATGATAGGTGTGGCCTTTGACTCCACTGACTTGTTTTCATAAAACCATCTTCAATACCAAACATTAAATGTTTATGTGGATTTGGTATCTGTGCTTCAAAGTGAAATCTAATTGTTTTTGCTTTTTCATATTCAATCATGTCAAGACATTTTTGCCAATCAATCTCAGAGTCAGTACAAAGTGGTGCATCTCCCTCAACATAAAGAAGCAATGATGTATTTATTAAGTCAATTGTTTTTTTCATCATTGTGCTTTGATGGCTGTGCTGATCAAAAATTACTGGCAATACATTGTTCCATTCATGCAGACACTTCCAAAGAACTCTGTTTTTAAACTCATCATAATCATTTTTTCGATTTAATCTCTCTTCTCTTAAACCATCTATTTGTAAAATTATTTCATTGTCTTTAAAATGATGCCTAACAGACCTAATTGTTTCATCAAGAATGCTTGTATCTGGGTGGTCTGGTAAAACTGAAGTAACAACTACAATAGTAACATCTCTACTGTGCATAAATATCTCTCATTATCTTAATTGCAAAATCTCTTTTAAACTTAAGCCACCAGCAAACTATCTGGTGCATATTATTTGGATAGTTATCTTTTATTTGATCTACTATATCTTGTAATTTTTTCCAACTATCTATTTTTGGAACTGGAAAGTTATTATTAAACACAAGATCATAAAACTTGTCTCTATCACCTTTAGAATTAACTGTATCCGCAATTGGAACACACATCATCTCTATTGCCTCAAAAAATCTAAAAGAATCTATGCTGACAACTCCAGCAGGGGCTGGAGCAATCCTTGCACTAAATAGATCATTGTAGTATTCAGATGGACTAGAACCCTTTGCAAAGCCATCTGTTGGTTTATATATGGAGTTCTGGATGGTTGGCATCACAGAAGCAAGTTGCTGCCTTCTTTGATGTGTTACCTGTCCAGCAAAACAAACATCTTTTGTTTTTTCAGTATACTCTGGTAAATTATCTTTAAGATGTTTTGGAACGCCTATTGGAAGTTTATTATATCTTTCATGTTTTAGTGTAGGATATTGAATCCAGATAGAAATATTATCATGTTTTATTTTGTTAACATCAAAAAGATTGCATTCATCTCCAGTAATAAACAAAACTACTCTCCCTAATTTGTTTATTTCGTTGTTAACATCTTCTTCATGTCCAACATTTTGAGGACCAGGAATTACAACAAATGCTCTTTCAGATTCTGGAATTGATTGAACTTTAATCTGTTCAATTTTTAGTTTATCAAATGTTTCTTTTAACAATCCATAGTCCCACTTATCAGCAGCGCAGTCTTGTTCGTTAAAAGAATATAAGTATGTTTTAATCATTTTGTAGCCTTAACAAACATCCATTCGTGATGCATATGGTTGGTAAAAACCAAACTATGAAATCCTATATTATTTAATATTTTCTCAATTTCAAACCTTGATGTTTGATAAGAGTATGGAGAGTTTTCTTCTCCAACAACAAACTGAAAGAATAGATTGCCACCAACTTTTAATTTTTCATAAGCAAGTTTTATATAGTTAATTTTTTCTTGGTGCTCAATATGTTGAAAGACTAGCATTGAGTATACAAGATCAAGGTTGTTTGTAAGTTCTTGATACTTTATATTATCTCTCTTAGGTGCAAGTTTTATCATTTCATCAGATATGTCTATTCCATAAAAATTGCATTCTTTGTATATATCTGCAAAAGGAACTAACAGTCTGCCTATTCCACACCCAATTTCTAGAACATTGTTCCAGTCATTGTTGTTGTTTTTTATAAGATCCAAAAATGTTTCGGTAGTTGCCCACTCGTCTGCAATATATTTATACCTTACATCTGGATCTTTGGCAGCGTTATCCCAAAATGCTTTAGATTGGTTCATATAAAAGTTCATATTTATTCTTTGTAAAAATACCAGTGTGCTTCATGATTTTTTGCTAGAAATTCTCCAACATAACCAAAAGATTCTAAATAAGATATTGTATCTTCAGGTGTTGTATTATAATCACGCATACCTAAATCATCATGAATAGATACAAATATTTTTAAGTTATTGTCTCGTAATGTTTTTTCTGCACCCTTGAAAACAAGCAACTCTGCGCCTTCAACATCAATGTTTAAAGCATCTGGAACAATCCCAACTTCTGAAACATAATCATCAAGTTTGATCATTGGAATATTTTCTGTATTTTCATGAATATAAATATACTTATTTCTATCTATGATTGGACCAAGATGTTTTTCTCCCCAAGCATTTAGATTATTGCCTTTACGAACATCTGTAGTTTCATTACTAATTAAGCCTGCATAACACGCTAAAGGATCAACAGAATAGTTTTTATACCATAGCGCATGAATATTTGCCCAAAATTCTGGGGTAGGTTCAATAAGTACCATGTTCTCTGGGCCAACAATATCTGCATAAACTAAATTACACCATCCAGCCTCTGTGCCAATATCAAAAAGGATGTCACCTTTTTTCAAATGGCTTCTCATACTATAAATTCTTTCTTTTTCCCAGTAATCCCATACATCCCAATTTGCTAAAGGTTCGTTTAGTTGAAGACTGTAGTCATAGTTTCTTGTTTCACCTTGACGCAAGTATGGTACAGTTTTCCATTTAATATCTTGTCTTTCAATAAAAATCATATGCCTAACTCCTTTAATATAGTAGCCCATCTGTGAACATATGTATGTTCTTTTTTAGTTCTATTATGACCAAACATTCTGATTGTTTCTCTTTCTTCGTGATGTTCTAAGTAATAATCTATTTTATCTGTTAGGTCTCTGAGATCTCCATGCTTATAGAACACAATTTCTTTTTTATCATAAAAGTATACATCAAGTCCCTTGATATCTGGATAGATTGTAAATCCACCACGACCAGTACTTTCAAAAAGTCTATCGCTAGTATAGTATGGATAACTAAAATTAATGTTTAGACTATCTCCAACTGCTATCTTGCTCTTTGCGTATATACGATTAAGATCATCTCCACGAACAGTTCCAGTATCGCCATCTCCACCAACATGTAAAAATCTTTTACCATATTTTGATCTTAAATAATCTATTAATTCTGATCGGTATGGATATTCTGGATGATACCTTTTACTGCCAACAAAAATTACATCATAGTCAAAATTGTTATAATCATAATCTGGGTGAATATAACATTCTTTATCATAAACTCCAGCAGGCAAGAAGTGTCCTTTTACATTTGTGTTTTCATTGAACCAGTCTGCCATAAGTTTATCTGTAGCAAAGAAGTGTCCAATGGTTTGATAAAAGTTATCTTCTCTAAGATCTTTTTCTCGTTCAAGACCTAGCCAAAGATCAAGATGATACGTCATTGTTGGTATCTTAGATGCTCTAAGTTGTTCTAGCACCATACCCATACCAATTCTTCCTGGAGTGTTCCAGCCATGTGTATGAACCCAAATAAATAAATCTGAATTTAATGCATTTTCTAAAATTACAGAGTCTTTAATAAATCTTTCTTGCAATCTGCAAACGGTATGTCCAAGAGACTCTAGTGAATTAGCATGATGATTTTCACTGCTATAAGGAACTTCAAAGTTACCAAGGAAGACTATATGTGCCATTA